CCATTCATGGCCATATCAATGATTTTCTGGTGCGTACCAGGTTGAGAAGCGGTGTAAGTGAACTGCAGTTGCCATGTTTTACGGCAGTGAGAGCAGAGATAGCGCTGATGTCCGGCGGTGCTTTTGCCGTTACGCACCACCCCGTCAGTAGCTGAACAGGAGGGACAGCTGATAGAAACAGAAGCCACTGGAGCACCTCAAAAACACCATCATACACTAAATCAGTAAGTTGGCAGCATCACCGAAATCTGTCACTGAAGAAAATTGGCAACGGATGGGTAAAACCGTTATAACACTGTCACCGGTCACCAGGACCCCAGGCCGGATTTAAGACGAGGATGCACTGCTGTGTGTACTGTAGAGTCTGGCGGATGTCGACAGGCTCTATTTTTTTATTCATTTTTTAGCTCTGTAAATAACCACATTCTCGCCGGGATTGGGGAATGAGTGACGAGATCAGTGGTGTCTGGCGGCTATCACGCCACAGAATCAAATAACGGATAGCCTACGGTAAAATTTCGCTGACTGGAATTTGATGGCTTGCCCTCATTTCTTCAGGCAGAAAAATCAAAAAATCGCTTTATGCTTAAATACTTCGACAAACCAGACGCTAAACCTGGTACTTACTTTTTGTTAGTATTAATCTTTTCGGTGGTATGGCTGCTGATGTTGCTGGCGTGGTATCTTGTTGGCTTGCCGATAGGTCCGGGTATTTACCCACGTTTGTCTTAAGAGAGAACGGATGCTGAGATTACTTGAAGAAAAAATTGCCACGCCACTGGGTCCACTGTGGGTGATTTGCGATGAGCAATTTCGCCTGCGGGCGGTTGAATGGGAAGAGTACAGCAAACGCATGGTGCAGCTGCTGGACATCCATTATCGCAAAGATGGCTATGAGCGCATTTCTGCCACCAACCCAGGTGGTTTAAGCGACAAGCTTCGTGAATATTTCGCCGGTAATCTTAGCATTATTGATACGCTTCCCACTGCCACGGGGGGGACGCCATTTCAGCGCGAAGTCTGGAAAACACTGCGCACTATCCCCTGCGGGCAGGTAATGCATTATGGCCAACTGGCTGAACAATTAGGCCGCCCTGGCGCGGCGCGTGCCGTTGGTGCGGCAAACGGATCGAATCCCATCAGCATCGTCGTACCTTGCCATCGGGTTATTGGCCGAAACGGCACCATGACCGGATATGCAGGCGGAGTTCAGCGAAAAGAGTGGTTATTGCGCCACGAAGGTTATCTTTTGCTGTAAACATTAAACAATTTGTGCCAGCTTGTTCACACTTTTATGTAAAGTCACCCTTAACAACTTAAGGGTTTTCAAATAGATAGAGGCGCAGCCCGTCACGCAAAAATGCTCGAAACTGATCAGGCGTGGGAAGTGTTCGAAAAACTGGAAGACTGCTATTTCAGCCAGTGCGAGAAAAATACTGGCAAACAAGAGAAGAAGCTCAACGGACTTTCCGCAAAAGAAGCAAACAGCCTTGTATGGCTATGGGATTATGCTAACCGTTCACAGGCATTATTCCGCGAACTGTATCCGGCGCTAAAGCAAATTCAATCGAACTATTCTGACAGGTGCTACAACTACGGTCATGAGTTCTCGTATGTTATTGGAATGGCGAGAGACGTTTTAATCAATCACACACGAGATGTTGATATTAATGAGCCAGATGGACCAACGAATCTTTCCGCATGGGTAAGGCTTAAGAGCAAAGAGTTGCCGCCTTCACTGCATCGCTACTGACAATTGACAACTTAACAAACCCAGCTTCGGCTGGGTTTTTTATTGCTGAATTTTCAATATGAGAGGACATGACAATGAACGAGCTGATAAATAGCAACGTCATCAAAATGACAAGCATTGAAATCGCTGAGTTGGTGGGAAGTCGTCATGACAAGGTGAAACAATCCATTGAACGACTGGCGGTTCGAGGTGTGATCCGAAATCCCCCAATGGTGGTTTTCGAAAAAATCAATAACTTAGGATTACTTCGTGGCGTAGATGCTTACGTTTTTGAGGGCGAACAAGGTAAGCGCGACAGCATTATTGTCGTTGCTCAGTTGTCGCCAGAGTTCACCGCTCGTCTTGTTGACCGTTGGCGAGAACTCGAAGGGGCAACCGCGAAAATACCACAAACCTTTTCTGAGGCATTGCGCCTTGCGGCCGACCTTGAAGACCAGAAGGCTGAACTGGAGAAACAGCTTGCTCTCGCAGCACCTAAAGTTGAGTTTGCCGATCGCGTTGGCGAGGCCAGCGGAATTTTGATTGGAAACTATGCAAAGGTTGTTGGAATTGGTCCAAACAAACTGTTTGCGTGGATGCGCGATCACAAAATCCTTATTACTTCAGGTGCCCGGCGCAATGTGCCAATGCAGGAATATATGGAGCGCGGCTATTTCACAGTGAAAGAAACAGCGGTCAACACAAATCACGGAATACAGATATCGTTCACCACAAAAATCACCGGGCGTGGTCAACAGTGGCTGACCAGAAAGCTGCTCGATAACGGAATGCTGAAAGTAACAGGGGAGGCTGCTTAATGGCTAAACCAGCGCGAAGGAAATGCAAAATATGCAAAGAATGGTTTCACCCGGCATTCTCAAATCAGTGGTGGTGCTGCCCGGAACACGGAACTCAATTAGCACTCGAACGACGAAGTAAAGAACGCGAAAAAGCGGAAAAAGCAGCAGAGAAGAAACGACGACGAGAGGAGCAGAAACAGAAAGATAAACTGAAGATTCGAAAACTCGCCTTAAAGCCCCGCAGTTACTGGATTAAACAAGCCCAACAAGCCGTAAACGCCTTCATCAGAGAAAGAGACCGCGACTTACCATGTATCTCGTGCGGAACGCTCACGTCTGCTCAGTGGGATGCCGGACATTACCGGACAACTGCTGCGGCACCTCAACTCCGATTTGATGAACGCAATATTCACAAGCAATGCGTGGTGTGCAACCAGCACAAAAGCGGAAATCTCGTTCCGTATCGCGTCGAACTGATTAGCCGCATCGGGCAGGAAGCAGTAGATGAAATCGAATCAAACCATAACCGCCATCGCTGGACTGTCGAAGAGTGCAAGGCGATCAAGGAAGAGTACCAACAGAAACTTAAAAAACTGCGAAATAGCAGAAGTGAGGCTGCATGAATATCTACGAAAGAATTGATGGCAGCAAATACCGAAATATTTGGGTAGCTGGCGACCTGCACGGATGCTACACGAACCTGATGAACAAACTGGATACGATTGGATTCGACAACAAAAAAGACCTGCTCATCTCGGTTGGCGATTTGGTTGATCGCGGTACAGAGAACGTCGAATGTCTGGAATTAATCACATTCCCCTGGTTCAGAGCTGTACGTGGAAACCATGAGCAAATGATGATTGATGGCTTATCAGAGCGTGGAAACGTTAATCACTGGCTGCTTAATGGCGGTGGCTGGTTCTTCAATCTCGATTACGACAAAGAGATTCTGGCTAAAGCTCTTGCCCATAAAGCAGAAGAACTTCCGTTAATCATCGAACTGGTGAGCAAAGATAAAAAATATGTCATTTGCCACGCCGATTATCCTTGTAACGAATACGAATTTGGAAAGCCAGTTGATCCTCAGCAGGTAATCTGGAACCGCGAACGAATCGGCAACTCACAAGACGGGATCGTGAAAGAAATTAAAGGCGCGGACACGTTCATCTTTGGTCATACGCCAGCAGTGAAACCACTCAAGTTTGCCAACCAGATGTATATCGATACCGGCGCAGTGTTCTGCGGAAACCTCACATTGATTCAGGTACAGGGAGAAGGCGCGTGGGCATAAGAGAACTAAACCTCACCAAAGAACAGCACGAGTGGCTGAATGGCTGGCTTGAACTGTGGGGCGCATGGGTTTATTCAGGTCGTCTGGAAAAGCGCATGAGCAGCGTAATAGCGAAGTTCATGGAGAGCGTAGAGCCGGGAAGAGTTATGACAAGGCCAATGTGTAATGATGATGATGGAATGTTGATTTCTCAGGTCGTCGATTCCGTCATGTACATTGACAAGAAAGCCTTCGGCATCCTCCTCAGCTACTACGCTCATGGTTCTTCCAGGCACGCCATTGCATCTTACTATCATTGCGTCGCAAGACCTCGCAAGATGTTATGCCGGGGCGGCGGGCGCATTCAAAAACCATCGCTCGCAACCTGTCGACGGGAAGTTGACGAAATCCTTAATGCCTCGTTGTTTATGATTTACCCGGTTCTGGATAGTGCGTTTAAAAACCGGAAACGTGTAGAGAAAATTAAACATGTAGCATAGGACGTGTTGACATCATTGAGCAAATGAGCAACACTATTGGCATATGCTGCCGTTAGTGACTCTTAAGTTGCAACGGTGGCTTTTTTTATTTGGGTCAGTCGTATAAAGGTCATTACGGAAGGCTGTTAACCTTCTTATCGTGGTTCGAGTCCACGCTGTCCCGCCAAACATGCTGGTTTAGCTCCAATGGTAGAGCAACTGACTTGTAATCATCAGGTCGCCAGTTCGATTCCGGTAGCCGGCACCATATGCGGGTACCGTATAATGGCTATTACCTCAGCCTTCCAGGCTGATGATGCGGGTTCGATTCCCGCTACCCGCTCCAGATTTATTATCAGGCTCGCTTCGGCGGGCTTTTTTTGTATCTGCGCCACGCCCGGCGCATATCAACCACAGAGCCTTTCGGGGGTGAGCTTACGGAGTGGTCAGTGTGACTTTCTCTGTGGGCAGATCGCTCCCGGGCGTTGGCTCACCCACCCAAAGGAACGTCACGATGTTTGGTATTTTTGGTAAAAAAGCCCGCCGAGCGGCAGTGGAAATTAAAAAGTTTGAGAAACGTGATCTGGCACAGGCGGTTATTAATGCTGCCTATCTGGTGGCCTATGCAGATGGTGAATGTGAGGCTTCAGAGAAAGCGAAGATCGAGCAGGTCTTGCGTAACCAGCCTGCGTTGTCCGCGTTTACGTCAGAAATTAATGCGATTAGCGCAACCATTATCGGTCAGCTGGATACGAACTTTAAAATTGGTCGTCGAGCGGCGTTACGTGAGATCGAGGATGTGAAACACGATACGCGTGAAGCGGAAGACGTGCTGGATGTGGCGGTGGCCATTGCCGAAGCAGACGGCGAAATAGAGCCGGAAGAGCGCAAGGTGCTGGAAGAGATTGCCGGTGTNCTGGGCCTTCGTCTGGAGAATCATCTGTGACGGTAAAAATGCGTCTGGCTGTGGTTGCGCTCCTGCTGTTTCTGGTGGTGATGGTGGTGATGGTGGACTTCAGCAGCCGGATAATGTCAGTGCTGGCTGACGGTGTGCTGGTGGCGGGTGTGGTGGTTGTTGCTTTCCCGTTGCTGAAAAAGAAAGCATCAGGCGATTAGCAGGGTATCAGTTACCCGTTGAAATTTTTAAATACCTCACAATTCAGGCGGTTGACTGTTGTCTGGTTTGCGGGGAGTTTGTTAAAAGAAACTGGCATGGTGAATCCCCCTAAGCGGAGGGGCAATCAGCAACTGGTGTTTTGTCACCGACCCTTATCCTTTCTGTGCGGGTTCAGGTGCTGATACTGAACTCACCGGGAGGCACCCGGCACCATGCAAAATTGTCTACACTACCACTGTAAAAAGCCCCTCTCCGGAGGGGCTTTTCTATGGGCAAAAAAAAGCCCGCAGTGAGTGGCGGGCGGGTCGCATGAATATACATCAGGTATTTTTATTATCGTGTTCTGATTTTTACCATCTGTGATAAGGCTGCGCAACTGCGCGGCCTTTTTCGTTTTGCGGGCTGCGGTTCTCCTCTTTTGATTCTCCGTGTAGCCGGACCGTGGCCCGCAACTGTTGAGGAAAATCCCGGAAAGGGGAGGAATAATGGCATTTAAACACTATGACGTGGTCAGGGCGGCGTCGCCGTCAGACCTTGCGGAGCGACTGACACAAAAACTGAAGGAAGGCTGGCAGCCGTTTGGCAGTCCTGTGGCTATCACGCCTTATACACTGATGCAGGCCATTGCCGCAGAGGGTGATGTGACCACGCCTGTGGTTGTGCCCGACACAGGGGCTGGTGGCTCTCCGGGAGTGGCTACCACTGAACCGGAGTATTACTACGTTATTCCCCTGGCCGGGCAGTCGAACGGTATGGCCTATGGTGAGGGGCTTCCTCTGCCGGAGACCTATGATCGCCCTGACTCCCGTATTAAGCAGCTGGCCCGTCGCAGCACTGTGACGCCGGGTGGTGATATCTGTGCATACAATGACGTTATTCCGGCAGACCACTGTCTGCATGATGTTCAGGACATGAGCGCACTTAACCATCCTCATGCAGACCTGAGTAAGGGCCAGTACGGGACTGTCGGTCAGGGGCTGCATATTGCCAAAAAACTGCTGCCTTATATCCCGCAGAATGCCGGGATTCTTCTGGTGCCCTGTTGCCGTGGCGGGTCTGGTTTAACCGTGGGTAATGACGGCACGTTCAGCGAAACGTCTGGCGCATCGGCAAATTCAGCCCGCTGGGGAGTGGGTAAACCGCTGTATCAGGATTTTCTCTTCCGTACAAAAGCGGCGCTGTCGAAGAACCCGAAAAACAGGCTTCTGGCCGTGGTATGGATGCAGGGGGAAAATGATCTTGCGGACGGCAGTCAGCAGCACAGCGGCCTGTTTACCACTATGGTGCAGCAGTTCAGGGCTGATATGGCTGCATATTCTGCACAGTGTGTTGGCGGAAGTGCTGGCTCGGTGCCGTGGATTTGTGGTGACACCACGTATTACTGGAAGAATCTTAACGCCGATAAATATGAGGCGGTATATGGCGGTTACAAGGGCAGGGAAGCACAGAATATTTTCTTTGTACCGTTCCTGACGGATGAGAATGGACAGAGCACGCCAACGAATGCTCCGGCGGAAGACCCGGATATTGTGGCTGTCGGGTATTACGGTGCAGCATCCCGAACCCAGGGCAGTTTTGTTTCGACACAGCGTGACAGCCATTTCAGCTCATGGGCACGCAGGGGCGTCATTTCAGACCGTCTGGCCTCAGCTATTATGCTCCATGCAGGGCGCACGGCTGAATTGATGCGCGGGCAGACCGTGACACCACCGGATGAGAAGCCGTCACCTGATACACCATCAAAACCGTCCACGCCACCCGCAGACACCACGACGATGAGTACGCTATTTGCTTACCGGGCATCTGAGTCTGAAGGACGGTTGACACCACAGGGTTGGGCTGCTGGAGGTGGCAAGGCTCAAATCGTGGATGATGCCGGAGCCAGCGGGGGTAAGGCAATGAAACTGACCAAGGAAACAGGAAGAGCCCCCTGGTACCTTGAGCATGATGCTGGTAATGGTGCGGACCTGCTGGGTAAAGGTGGTCTTGTCAGTTGTCGTTTTAAACTCGATGGCGCGCTTACGGCTAATCAGTACGCACTGGCGCTGTACTGGCCGGTTTCTTCATTGCCTCAGGGTGTCACACTGGAAGGTAATGCCGGTAACAATCTGCTGGCGTCGTTTTACGTACAGAGCGATGCCACAGACCTCAACGTGATGTACCACAAGGGTAACGCTGACCAGAACACGAAGCTGGGGTCATTCGGCGCATTTGACAACGAATGGCATACGCTGGGCTTCCGTTTTGCCGGTAATAACAGCATTCAGGTGACGCCGGTGATTGATGGTCAGGATGGTGCACCGTTCATGCTGTCGCAGTCTCCGGTAGGTTCTTTTGCGGCAGACAAATTACGTGTAACGGATATCACAAAAGCGGCGACGTATACGGTGCTGATTGAAAGTATAACAGTGGAAGTGAATAACCCGTAAGCAGGAAAAAAAAGACCGCCGTGGCAGGGAAAACAAGGAGCCAGAACCGGCGGCAGAAGTCGCTACATCCTTAGCAAAAATATGCTGAGCAAAAAATGCAGGAGTTTTTTACTGGCAGGCATTGACCATGTCAATAATGGAGATGAATAATGACATTTTTACAGCTGATTATGTTGTATTTCTGTACAGCAGTTTGTGTGCTGTATCTTCTTTCTGGTGGGTACAGAGTCGTGAGAGATTTCTGGCGCAGACAGATTGACAAAAGGGCCGCTGAGAAAATCAGTGCCAGTCAGTCAGCCGGAACAAAACCCGAAGAGCCTCTCATTCCGTAGCAACTTTCTTAACAACACCTTTCAACGAGAAAATACCATGTCAGAAATAAAATCGCTGGTCACTGCTGAAGCAGTGAAGGAAGTCCTGCGCTCTGAAGAAGTCAGAAGCGCACTGAAACAGCAACTTCGGCAGAACCTTGAGGAGCGTCTTGATGCAGAAGTGGATGCCATTCTGGATGAACTGCTGGGCGCACCGACTGTTCCGGAGCCGGAAGGCATTGCGGATGACAGTGCTGTTTCAGATGGCGTCGGGTCTCAGCCTGATGGTAGCAGTGAGCCTCAGCCTGACGGCGAAATGATGATGTAACCATGCGCAGGGGCTGTCGGTGTGAGCTGATGCCCCTCTTGTTGTTGTGAGCTTCCGGATTGCGGGAGACGGGGTATGTACCAGATGGAAAAAATCACAACAGGTGTGTCATACACCACGTCAGCGGTGGGGACGGGCTACTGGTTCCTGCAGCTGCTGGACAGGGTTTCCCCGTCTCAGTGGGCGGCAATAGGCGTACTGGGAAGTCTGCTGTTTGGGCTGCTGACATATCTGACTAACCTGTATTTCAAAATCAGAGAGGACCGTCGTAAGGCGGCGCGGGGAGAGTAAAGCGATGAAGAAAAAATACGAACTGGTTGTTAAAGGGATAAATCATTACCCGGATAAGATTACTGTTACTGTGGCACTGGAAATTGGTGGGTATCCGTCACTGTTGTTGGCAAATGTGGCGATTAGTCTTGACCGTACTGAAGGTGCCACGCTGGAGTTTTACGAAGCTGAGGCGAAAAAGCAGGCGAAGCAGTTTTTCATGGATGTTGCTGCCGGGTTATGTGAAGGGAACGAACCGTTG